TGTGGTTTGGTATGTAGGTATGCTGTATCATGGTATCGAAGAAATGCAAGTCTCCATTTTCGTCCTTGATAACATTTCTTGGCTCAGCATCCCACAAGTCAAACTCACCATTCGTCCAGCCCAAATCCACTTCATCGGCACTAATCTGAATCATATCCAGCTTAAAGCCATGGTCAGTTAGATACTGTGTGATTTCCTCTCTTGTTGGAGTTGTACCCTTCAAGTATGGCTGTTCCATCACGATACAGAAATCGCCTTTCTCATCATAGGCAAACCCGATTGGGGTATATTTGTCCTTTGGTTGGAACTGGTTATGCGCATTCACACGGTCAATAAACTCATTGATACGGAACAAATTATCCGTCAAGCCGAAGTCGTTGAACTTGATAACCTTTGTAGGGTCATACTTTGCACGATAAACATAGTTCTCCTGTCCGTGACCTACGAAAATCCCCTTGACCTCTTCGAGGTCTTTTTCCGTAAGGAGCGAAGATAGTTCTTCCGCTCTTCTTCTGACATATCCAAGAGCGGATCTACGATTCCAAGTTGTGCGTTGTTCCTTCGTTGTTGCTCCAAGACTTCTTTGTCTGTCAGAGGCTGCTGCGCCCAACGTTTCATTAACTCTTCTTTGCGCCTGTTCTCGGCTTCCAATTCTTCTGGTGATAACATTTTTATTTGGATTTTTGTTTATACTATCACCATTTCCATCAGCAATATCCGTGCCATTGTCGCCAAGAGAGAACTTCAAGATGCTTCGATACCCTTTTTCTCTATGATTTTTACCATACACCTTGGAATAATGTACACCATCATTCTCACCTCCTACGATTCTGCCTCTGTTATCGGTCTCCACAAACGGCACACCTCGCTTCTCCAACTCTTTTCTCAGACTTGGAGTAACCACATTCGAAGGCATAGTGATATTCTTGCCCTTGAACATATCATTGACGATAACATCAGCCACCTCGCTGTCAGGCACAATACGCACAGGCTTATCCCAACGAGAAAGCACCACCTTGCGCTTGCCTGTCAACTGTCCTTGGATGATACCAGCCTTCCACTCTACTTCACCCACGGCATCCTTGGCTTTATCAGCCTTGTAGCCACTGGTTAACTCGCTCTTTGGCACCTCAACCTCTACGGTTACGATGTTAGGGCGGTTCTGAGCCTCGCTAAACTGGTCATTCAGTGGAGTGCGAGAAGTATGAAGGTAAGGATTGTAAGCAGCCTTAAGCGATTTACCATTACCCTTGTTGAGGGTAAACATACCCTTATCATCAGCAAGCTCTGGTCGCTCGTCTGCCTGTTCCCATTTACCGAGTTCGATAGGTTCCACAAACTTGCCCTTCACCTTTGCAGCCATCGGTGGATAGAGTTTTCCATCCTCGCCTACCTGCATGGCACGATAAACCTTCACCGTATCTTCTTTATCCAGCTTCTTGATGGTCTCAGGGTCTTTCACGATGCTATAGCTAGCATCATTCCCATTCATCACAATCTGCTCGTCACGGTTCACATCCTCAGTTTCAGATGCCAAGGAGTTTCTGCGCTCCTCATCGGTCATACCCAAACGCTTCTGTACGTTACGAGCCTCAACCTCACCAGCCAACTTTCTATATTCTTGGTAAGAATCAAAGTCTGTACGTTGGAACCTATCCAAACGGAAACGCTTAATGGCATCATCCATACTTCTGTCTGCATAACCACGTGCGAAGTAGTTGAATCCCTTAATTCGGGTTTCCTTGTCAGGAATGAACTCAGGCATATCCATGTCCTTATATTCCTGGATAAGGGCTTTCTCTACAGCAGATTGGTTATACTCACCACCCATTTCCTTGGCTTTCTCTTCCAATTCAAAGGCATAGGAACGTGCCTTCCATTCAGCCTTAGCAGCATTGAAATCTCTCTCCACCTGTTCGGGTGTGCCACCATGCGCAAAACCCTCTTCATGCTGAATTACGTGCTGAATTTCATGATTCAGAATGCTATTCAGATACTTTAATTCATCCGCATGAATGGTTATAGTCTTTGTTTGTGGATTGTATTCCCCATTTGAAGGCATGTCGTTCATAATGGCATCCGTTTCAATACGCACATCTTTCAACTGGGGATAAGCCTTAAATAATTCAGGTGCATCAATCACCTTAGATAGTTTGCCACCATTCCAGAGCATATCCTCTTCGAAACGCTTAACGATATTTCCACCACCTACATCGATGGTGTCCTTTATCTTGGCATCAGGCATTTCATATCTCCACTTGCCATCCACGCCTTTCTCCCAACCTGTAGCCATTTTGATAGCCTTGGCATCCTTCTTTGCTTCTTCCATCTGCTTAGCAACATCCAGATTATCCATGCGGATAGTTTGCTCATCAACCTTGTCAGCCTCAGCCGCACCCTTCTCACCACCAAACATAAAGCGAATATCGCTCTTGCGAGAATTGAAACGCTTAGAAGGAGGAATAACGTCACCCTCATCATCATAGGTAACAAGGTCGTTCAACTTTCTATTATTCTTGGCATTCTTGTATTTATACTCCTTGCCATCATCAAAGCCAAACTCGTTTGCGTCATTACCATCCCACCACAGTTGAGTAGCCGGAACTTCGTCTTCAATGATACGATATTTGCCATCCAGTCGGTTCGTTCCGTGCATTTCGGCATATTTCTTAGAAGGAGTAACCCAGTCACCATTACGCAACTTTCCTTCTTTCACAGAAGTTGGAACAGCACGATAAACCTTTACCTTAACATCCTTCTCGCCATTCTTAATGGCATCAATAGCCGTATTGATGGCTTTCACAGATTCCAATCCATGAGGAGTGTTCTGCGAATAACGCTCAGGGTGAGAGAAGTAATCATCCGGCTGAGGAGTGTACCCCAAAGCCATATCCTCCAGGTTTACATCTGAGCCACTGGATTCCCAATCGTCACGTCTTGCCTTGTCACTTTCATATCCAGGGTTTCCCGGTGCAGCCCACGCACCTACACCTTGATATGCGCTTTCGGTATCATCATAGCCCTTGCGTCTGGCAGCTTCATCAAGCATTTCCCTGGCTGTAGCATCATCACCCTTAGCAAGAGCATCCATATACTGCTTGTCAAGTTTATCATCAGGAATCAAAGAAAGTTCCTCCAAGTGCTTTTTGCGCTTGGCTTCCTCTTCCTCTGCTCTCTTTCTAGCAGCTTCCATGGCGTTACGCTGCGCCTCCATCTGCTGCTTGCGCTCCTCTATCATGGCATCAACGTCACCAAAGTTCTCCTTCAAGGCTTCATTTACAGGCTTGGTGTACTTAAGAAGTTCCTTGAAAGAGGAAATCTTATCTTCATTTGCCTGCAACAGATGGCGTTTGATATTGGCTCTGGCACGTGCAGCCTCTGCGGTAGAACCCTTCTTAATAGCATTGGCATACATTGCCACATCAGCCTCCTCAACCCCAAATTGCTGAGATACAGCTTTTATTTTATCCTCCACAGATAAATTTCCACCATTTTCCTTGGTGATTTCAAAGGAATTGCGTATCTTTGCATCGCTATGAGGATTCAGGACGCTATCCTTTCCGCTTGGGTTATTTGCGGATGGAGTTAATGCCGAACCTTGATTCTCGCCCAAGGAATTAGAATCGCCTCTGAAACGATTCCATAGCATTTTTGATTCCGTTAATTCTTTCAACAATTTTGAAGGCTCTATTTGATGGGCACTGATTGAAACTTCATCCTCGCCTTGCTTTACGGTGATTGATTCAAAGTTCAGAATCTTTGTTCCGTCTACTTTCTTGAAAGACTTTACAAACAGATACTTGGTCTGTCTTTCTGCACCTTCTTTAGGAGCAGGCTTCTCTAAGATAACATCTGGACGCTCCAAGGTAGGTTTCAATAGACCAAATCGTTTGATTCTGTCTTCTCTACCAGCCTTTTTATATTGGTTTTCACCTAACTTGATGCTACCTATTGGTGTATTGACACGACCATCCTTGCCGAAATCCTGTAACCAGTTATCCTCTGTATGTTCGAGGATTCTTTCAGGCTCGGCATTATCAGCCATCTGCTGGCGTAAAGACACAGCTTCGTCCTTGGTCATTTGACCTTTCAGCACGGTACGTGGGTCCACTCCCTGCGCCAAGTCTCTCAGCACAAGGTTACGAATATCCTCCAAAGTCATTTTCTTGATGTCCTCAGGCTTCCACTTCGTAAATGTATCAAGAGTCCAATACCAGAACTTCTTCAACCAATTCTTCAATCGGTTGATGATAGTAAGCTCTTTAGCGGTGTCTAACGGATTTTCCTTAATGGCATCCTTCGCCATCTGTTCCAAGATGGCAGCACCGTCCTCACCGGTCAGACGAGCAAAAGCCTCATCGCAAATCTCATCATCGCTCAGATGCTTATAGTTAGGGTCCTCCTTCAAGTCGGCAAACAACTGGGTCTGCATGATGAGTTTATCACCATGCTCAATAAGCTCCGGATTCATCTTCTTGGCAGCAGTACGCCAAAGATGCTGGTACTCATGAATAGGAGTATTAGGATTCAGATGCTCCTGGTTCAGCACTATCACCTTGCCATCAGTGTAGCCATAAACCACACCCTTGCCCTTCAAATACTGCACTCCCGGCTCAGCAATAGCCTTCAACTGTCTATCCAAATCCTTATATTTAGCAAACAAGGAATCAAGTTTATCTTGATATTTTTCAAAGGATTTATTCCTACAATCATTCCAAACATCATCAGGAATATCGTTTTCAGAATCCAGTCCATGCTCATCCATGTACTCCTTCATCAACTGAATTTGATAATTATTACGTTCCTGCCCAGTTGAGTTATAAGCATCCTCAGTCTCCTTAATCTGCTTTTTCAACTCATTCTTCTTACGAGTCTGTTCATCTATCTTATATGGGTCAAACTCAGAAGGAAAAGAGCCAGTAAGCCCAGCTACATTGTCCTCAAAGCTCTTGTTGAGATTGAAAACCTTGTAGTTACCCCACATCAGTTTATTATAGTAAGAACGCTCCTGGCGTGCCAGTTCCTGCTTCTCAAAGTACTCCGGCATCTTATTCGGATTGCTCATATCCACCACGGCATACTGCTTCCACTTATCCGGACGCAACTCCTTGGCAAAGTTATAAGCATTCTCGGCAGCCTGCTTCTCCTCAGGAGTCTTAATCTTAAATCTCATTTCAGGCTGATTCAGCAGCATGGCAAGATTCAGGTTATCCTGCGCCTCAGCCACCTTCTCCATATCCTCGTTACTAACCACCTTCACCGGAATGCCAGCCTTCTTTAGCATGGTAGAAACCGCATCATAAGCCACCTTCTGCGCCTCCGTCATTTCAGATGGCTTCACCTCCTTTACATCGCGGTCAAATTTCATCAAAGGAACTATCTTATGAACACCGACAGCAGAAAGATAACCACGATTATTAAATCTAGGATTGACTTCATAAGCACAATTATTCTGCTTATCTACCCAAGATACGCCTTTACGGTATTTTTCAGAGCCAAACCATTTCTTTTCATTAGGATAGAGTTTATCTCCTTGAATGTTAGAAGATAAGATTGTATAACCCGAATCAGTTTTATCCTCCTTGTCGGAATGGAAATTAAGCAAACGTTCAACAAACTTTTGCATCTTAGGCTTATCCTCCTCAGATGGGTGAATATCATTTTCGTAATCATATTCCATCTGGGCAATAAAATCACTATTAGTTTTCGCCTGTTCCTTCTGCACCATAGCATAGTCTGCAAAAGGCTTAGTCTTGCGGTCAGAAGACTCTAACCACTTGTCAAAGGTAGCCTTAGGCACAGAAGTAACCTTACCAAGTCCCTTCCAGCCCTTGGAGTAGTTGGCAAGATAAGCCTCTGTAGCAGCCTCCTCAGAAGGATAGCCATACATCACCTTATGCTCGTCAAATTCACCAGTCTCTGGGTTCACCTGGTCAACAACATAAACGTTACCATCAAAAGTATCAAGGTCAGCGGAATCATTGATGAACATATCAATATGGTCACCATCAACGCCAATTTTACCAAGAATATAGCCGTAAGTATCGTGCATGGTCACGCTCCAAGGCTTGCCCTGCTCGTCCTTACCGCTGCGAGTCACGCCCTTTGGTGTTTCTACGGTATAATCGTAGCCACCAAAGGACAAATGACCCTTTTTGTAATTGCCAGCCTTCTTCTGAGCCTCAGTAGGTTCGGTCTCAGTTTCGGCAATGGCACTCTTTAAACGTTCTCCGAAGGATGCTTCTTGCGGTAGATGTGAGCCTCGAACAGCTGAGCCTTCGCCAGGTTCCATGCTGCCAGTCTCTTGTCGCCCTTTGCGTCCGCTATCAGAGCCTTCTCCAATCTCGGACTCAGAAGATGCTTCTCCGTTACCAACTTCTTCGCCTTGGCTATTTCCTTCATCAACTCCTCTCCGTGAAGAGTCGCTACCCAGGCTACTGCCTCCTCCATATCCTTCTTCATTGCTTCTGTCATCATAATCAGCTAATTCTGGTAAAATTGATTTGACATATTGTTTGTACTCTCGTTCACGATCCTCAATCTCCATCATACGGTCAAATTCAAGTCCTTTGATGTGATCAAGTTCGCTTTCAGATGGCAAAGATAACTCTTTTTCGTGAATATACGATTTATATTTCTCAATTTCTGCCTGTCTTTCGATAATTTCACGCTCTTTCTGTGCCTCATAATACTCTTCCTCGCTTGCAAGTTCATCTTCTGCAGCTGCTATGCGGTTCATCAGAGCCACATTTTTCATTTCCTTCACGCTGTCATAAGACTTGAACATATCAAGAAGGGTATTACGAACATCCTGGTCGGTATATCCCATATCCTGCAAGTTTACAGGAAGGTCATTATATACCTTCACAGCAAATTCGTTAACCGACATACCAGTTCCTTTCTTGGCAATAAGATAATTGAACTTATTAGAATCATACCCCTTGCCAATCCCAAACTTGAAATTACTCTTGCCCAACTCATATTGAAGAGATTCCGGATTCAAGCTATGAGGACTCAAAAATTCTGATACAGCCTCTTCAAGAGTCTGAGGAGTAAAGTCCGTAACATCAACAGAGGCATCCTTGTATATCTTTATTATTGCTCCAAGGTCATTCTTCTTGATAGCATCAGACACAAGAACCTTACGCTGCTCAGAAGGAGTCATACCCAGTTCCTCCATTTCCTGCTGGCTAACTTCTGTTTTATAAAGTTTGCTGAGTTTATTAGCTTGTGCCTTCAAACCCTTTGCTGCAACAGATAAATTAGTCTGCAGAGCCTCCAGCTGAGCCTTTGTAGTATTCAATTCCATAAGTTGGTTAGGCTCCAGCTCTGTTTCGCCATTGATATACTGATCCAGCATATCATTCACACCATTTATCTTGCGTTCCACATCCTCCTGGGTATGATAGATGTCCTTGCGCTGAGAAGTAATATAGTCGGTAGCCTCATCCATAGTTGGATATTGCTTCTTCAATTCCTTATCATCAAGTACGAGCACATGGAAATCATCAGATGGCACGATGGCAGTTTCATCAACACCAGCCTTCTCCACCTCAGCCTTGCGCTCCTCCGTCATTGCTTTCACCTCATCAGGAGTCATCACGCTGTTGCGGATAGTATTCCAGTTCTTGAAACGAGCATCAAGATCAGCAATCTGCTCATTAACCAGACTCAACTCATCCTCCACCTTCTTAGCCTTTTCCGGGTCAAGATCGGCATTTGTATCAAGCCAGTTCTGATATTCAGCAGCAGCCTTCCTCTTGTTGGCAAGTTGAGTCTTGATGTCATCACGGCTGCCATTAACCAGATTCAAAAGTTTGCCATGGTCTTCACCATACTGCTCCTGCAAATATTCAGCAGCCACCTTTGCGTCTGTATCTTTTGAAGAATAATCAGGATGTCCCTCGCTCAATCCCACGATGCCTTTGGCAAATCGTTCCTTCTTATCAGCCTCAGCCTGCTTCAACTCTGCTATTTCACGCTCACCATCCTCTCGATCCAAGTGCTCATTAATTGTGTTATCAAGCGCATTCTTGCGCCATGCAGCAAACTCTTCTTTAGACAGGGGAAGATAATCTTTACCATCAGTAAGCACAATCTTTCCGTCCTCGCTATATCCGGCAAAGGTCATGTTGATATTAGCATCACCCTCCTCCATGGCAACTGTAACCTGGTCATTCGGCTTCAAACCGCTGCCATCAAACTGGCTGATAAACTGCTTATTTCTTGCATCCTTCTGCTGAGCCAAAGAACTCTCAATGTATTCATCAAGAGGAACAGGAGTGCCCACCTCTCTAATCTCGGCATTAGATACCTG